TAAGATTGTAATTGTTCTGGTCTTAGATATTTCCTGTTAGGTTGATCTGGTACAAACTCATTAAATAATGCTCCTGCCACTTGTACAGCATTCCCCATGTCAAATTTCTTTTTAGTTTTTGAAAGTGGTACAGCAGTAAGTGAATCCATAGCTCCTTTAAATTGTGAACCTAAATTATTAAGATTAAGTTGAGGAGTAGGTTGTCTTAAATCTTGAGAGTTTACTAATTCTGGATTATAATTTGATCTATCATACAGTTTCGGCATAGCTGGATTTACAGGAGTGGAGACAGGATTTAAAGTTGGATTTCCCCATAAATAATCTGACATTTCTTGATTAGGATTTATTATTGTCCCTTTTTGAGCTTTCTTTACTTTCTTCATAGGAATTTCTGTTACTGTGTCTGTATTGAATTGGTAATCTCCTGTATTAGGATATAATGCTACACCATTAGCAAGAATTGGAAATGCCATATCTTTAGTGGTAATAAGTCCTGAAGGTGTATTAATGTCTATTGATTTTCTATTCTTATAGGGAGAATTCTTTTTATATCCCATTTCAGATATAGTTCCACCATTTTTAGCTATAGATAAATCCTGATCAGAATTGTTTACAGCTACATTATTCATTAAATAAATAAGATCTGCATCTGATTTACTATTTTTAAATAATCTTTGAATATTAGTATTATTTTTATATTTTATTTGCGCTTTTTTCAACAAATCAATATTAAATTCTTGAGTACCAGTATTATAAATTTTATCTTTTTTTAATTTTTGCCTTAAAACATCCATGTCAGCTTTATATTCTCCTGCCATAGCATCGTGTAAAATACTATCATCGCCTTTTTTAATTTTATTAAAATTAATATTACTTCTATTTTTAAAAGAAAGGTTTCTTTCATTAATAGTTTTAATATCTTTATTATTTAATTGTAAATTACCAAATAAATTGGACATACCATCATAGCCTATTGATCCAGCTGCATGTGAAAATTCATGAGTTAAAACATCTTCCTTGTCTTTGAAATTGTTTTTTATATCATTTTTAGTATCAATACCAATAAAACCTTTAAACGGCATATAAGAACTTCCATCATTAGTTTTTTTTATAGGGGTATGGTAAACATTTGACAATCTATCCATAATAACTTGATCTGGTTGTTCATATCCTTGAGCTATGAGTCTTTTTTTATAATTTGGAGATGTTAAATATTCAGAATAAAATTCTTGTACTTCTTTTATTTGACCTCCATTTTGTTTTTTGTTTATTTTCTTTTTCATTTAAAACTAGTTTGGGTGCCAACAATCAAAAATTGTGAGATGAATTTGCAATCGTCCACATCTTCGTTAATTAACCTTATTAAAGAATTTTTACTCATCATAGGTGCTTTATTAAAAGAACGTTTAGAATAATTCATATTGTCATTGTTAAGCTCTTTTAGAATAGAATCTATTGGCTTTTTCCACATAGGTTGTTGAGAAGATTTTTGTAAAGCCCAAAATGTATTAAATTGATAGAAGCTGTTAGACTTAGTGTAAAGAATTTCTTTTTCCTCTGGATGATATATAGGATATTTATTATAGGATGAAATAGAATTCTTTGGCTTTTTTGTTAGCTTAAGAGTTCCAGAACATTGTTGATTGTTATAAAGAATTGCGTGAGAGAAATAAACATCATCTGTTTCTATAAAATCCTGATAGTCTGTATATTTTAATATTTTGGAATAGTCTTTAACATTTTGTATGATTTCATCTGTTCCTTTGAAATATAATGGGTACTCAATGATGTATGGCTTTTTAGTGCCATAATAATTGTTAAATAAATTAACAACCGTATTGTGTTTCCATAAGAGATTATCTTCACTTGAATAAAAGAAATTAGCGTTTCCTACATAATAAGAAGGAGTATAACTATGAAAGCTTACCCATGATTGTGTTTTAAAACTATAAGATAATGTAAAAGAATTATTAGCAAAATATTCTGTATTTGAAACGTCTATATATTCTTTTACTTTTTTTACTTTAGGAACAGAAATAATATTTTCACAATGAGCTTCTTCAATTAAATTTGAAATACAATAGTAATTATCCCCTTCTTTAACTACAGAATTACATTCACCGTCTGGACATGAATAGTTAAAATTATTAATTGTCTCCCCCATTAAATCAGCAGTGGAAAATACTACATTTAAATCATCATATCCCGTAGAAGCTAATATTTCTGCTTCTGTATTGTCATATATTTCTGCACCAAAAGCAGCAGGATTAAGTCCTACTTGAAAGGTGTTCATTACTTTCATTTTAAATACATGCCTTCCAGCAGATAATGTGACAGGAATAATATTCCAAGTAAAGAAGTTTATTACTCCTGTACTTGTAAATATCTCTTCACAATCTACTTCAAGGCCAAAATAATTGTCTCCAGCTATACCTACATAATATGTTTTTTCATCTGTTACATTAACTTCAAATGTTACATATACATATACATCAAAAGGAGAGAAATCTATAGTGTTGTTCCAAAATCCCACTCTGTTTAAAGGGCCGGATACTCCATCTAAATTAGTCCAAAAAGGATTATCTGGAATTGTTATAAAAGTTCCTGATCCATCTGGATTAATAGATGAGTAAATATTAGTTCCATCAGCAGAATAAGTAATGTATGAGACTGGTGTAGCTACAAATTCTGTGGATGTATCTTGTATTGCAGCAGTTTTAATACTTTTTTCACATTGCCCATTTAATTTAGAATACCCTTCAGGACAACATGATCCTGATGTGGCATAATAAGTTTTATCTTTTTCTGTATAAAAACGTGTTCCATCAAATAAAACATCCTTAATAGGAATATAGTCTTTTTTTGTTATTATTATTCTTTTATATTTATTGTCATATACTCCATGAAGTCCACATCCATTAAAATGATTATCTATTGGAAATTGAGGAAAATATTTCCTAATTTGAAATGGAAGATATTCTATTAGAAATTTAGAAATATCCCCAGAAATATCATTTACTTTTTGACCATTCATTAAAAATACAGATCCCCTTTCTGCATCAATAGACACATCTCCATATTCTGTCTTTAAAAACATTTTATGTTGAGACCCAAAATACCCTAAATCTGTATCAGAATAATCAAGAGGGGGAGTATTTTGATCAAAGAGTGATTGACCTAAATAAGCTTGAGCAGTGGAAGTAGGAATAGTTAGAAGGGCATTATAAAGAAAAGTTTTATTTTCAAATCTTGCTAATACTTGTCTGTTTTCTATTCCATCCAAAGAAACTAGATTTCCATTATTTTGAGGAAAATCAAATTTAGATGTTGGCCTATATACTAACCAATTATTCTTTTTTTCTACAGCTTCACTCTTTTGTTTTTCAGAGAATATAGCTCTGAATGGAAAAGAAGATTTACATTTATCCTGAGTAAAATCTAATGGGAGAGAATTAAATACATTTTCTACATTTTGTTTTGAAAATGTTTTATTATAAAAATATGTATTATCATTCTGAATAGAAGTATTTATCTCTTGAAGCCACTCATCAGGAATATCCGTGGATACATGGGGAAAGAAATCGCCTTCTTTACCATTATAGGGTTGTCTAAGATCTACATTTACTTCTGATTCACACCAAAAATATGGAATACCATAAGAAAAGAGATATATAACTCCTGAATCGTAAAAGAACTTTCCCTCTTTACAATCAAAATTATTACTCTTAATTCCAAAAAGACCAAATAATGATCCTCTCTTTATATCTGTTGAAAACCAATACTTAGGAAATCCTATATTTCCTATTTCATTATAGAATACATCTGCTTCATCAAGAGTATCTACTCTATTGTCAATAAAGAAAGGGAGTTTATTTTTAAGAGCAAATCTGTTAATAAAACAATCTCCTCCAAAAATATATTTATCTTTATTATATGGAGTTATGTCTTCAAATAAATATTGTGCTCCTGTATCTACACTATTATAGGAATAAACTGCTCCATATTGATTTTGAAAGTTTTTCTTAATTGTTCCATAATAAGAAGATATATCTTTATTTAAAACATTACTTCTATTTTTACAAAGATTTTCTTGTGATAGAGTATATCTGGAATTGTCTTCTGGAACTCCTGCAATTTCAGATACAAAAGGAAGTGGGGATGTAGTTTTAAGATATACACTTGATTCTCTTTGAAAGTTATTTAGAGAATGATCATCTCCTACAGAAAGAACTCCGGGAGAAGCATAAGATGCTAACTCTAGTCTTCTTTGTTTATTACCTTCATTTTTTACAGGGATGTAATTGTCATAAAACCCTAAAGAATTAAATTGATATGCTGGATTCTTTTTAGGGAGAAGTTTGTATATCAATTCAGATACTACCATAAAGGCAGTGTACGCTGCTGTTCCATTAAATACGTTATTGGAAAGTCCATAAGTACCTGAAGCAAATCCTATTCCTGTTGAAAATAATAGGGTGGTTAAAACTGCTTTGTTAGAAAGAAATCTATACTTAGCATGATTTTTTACCTGAACAAAATGTCCTCTAGAATTACCCCATTCAGCAGTTTCTAATTTTAAGATATTACCTAAAGATGGTTGGAAAAAATGAGTGTCTGGAGAATGAAATGTATATCTTTCTTTATTTGTAAATCCATTTAAATTAGAAATACCCGGAATAGTGGATGATTCCTCCTCTTCTTCTGATTGACAAAATTTATTACTGGAGGAATATACTAAATGTGTGTCATTACCAAATTTATTATCTTCTATATTGGAAGATTCAGCACATATAGTTATATTACCATTTCCCGGAACAGATACAGAAGTTTCTTCTCCATCACATTTAATATACTTATAAACAAGAGCAGCATTAGCTGTATTTCTAATTTTATATTCTAAGCAAGATGAATTTTGCACTGTATCATCTGTACTTTCAGCAGTATTATTTTCACTAAGAATAAATGGATCAACTCTTAAATCATTAAATGGATAGTTTGGATAGAAATATTCTGTTCCTTCCCTTGAATACTTTCCTACATTATTAAGAAGTCCTCTTGCTACTACAGATTTATTATTAGCTCTATTACCTCTGACTATTTTAAACCCTACTATATTATCTTTTTGTTCCTGAGAGAGGTCAGAATCTTGTATAATCTGTAAAAGTTCTTGAGCATCAAGTTTAACTCCTAATGGATAGATAAAATTTTTGTCATGGATATGAGTGACAATACTATCAGGGAACTTGTGGTGACGAATAGGCTTATCAGCCAGTTCTCCCCAAATTTCTGTATTACAGGGATATTTTTCTGTACTTTCCCAATAAGCAAAATCTCCGTATTGATAAGGGCCTTCGTAACATTCATCTTCTTCATATTGTTTTTGTCCACAAATAGATTGTTCTATTGGACCATTTTTTGAGTAGACAGACCTAGCTCCACATACTGTCTCTATTAATTGTTGTTCAAAATCTATAACAGACGCAGTATTGTATAATTGCCACCTAGGAGATGCTTCAGCAACTTCGCATTTATCTGTAGAATCTTGAGGTACGTCTGAATTAAAAATTAATTCTGTATCATAGGGGGCGGATATTCTGGATGATATAAGAAATCTATCTGTTTGTAATCCGTTCTTTAATAAGAATACTCCTTCAAAGGTGTATATTTCATCTCTAAAAAACCCCTTCTTTTCTACAATATTTAACTCATCAGCATAAGGCTTGTCTGCTCTAATTCTATGTGTTTGCCATTTAAGATTTACTTTATTCCAAATCTTTTGATAATTTATTCTTTCAGTGGTTGTTACACTTTTCCAGATAATTGTATCTTGAGCTGTCGTAACTCCATCTACATTATCATAAATAGGGAATTTCTCAAAGACATCAAACATTGTAAGAGAAACTTCTGTTTTATTTTGTCCTGTATAAGAAATTAATTCTGTTTCTTTTGTAATTTTATATGTCCCTACAATATAAGGTGTGGCTATATTATTAATAGTTTTTATCACTATTAAATTATAGTAGTCATAAAATCCTGAAGTGTCAATATTAGTTATTAATACATTTACAGATTTATTTACCTTATAATTAAAATCTTGTGTAATCTTGTTAGGATCGAATATAGAGAGTGGATTTGTGATTGAATATATAGAAGTGTAGGCTTCAGAAGATACATTAGAATATTGTATTCCAAATTGTACAGTACCTGCTTCTAGCTCTCCATCACTATCAACACTTTCAATTTGTAATTGAGGAATATTAAAATTTGGCTGAACAAGTAGTTTGTTACAATCTATTTGATCTGTAATAATATTTTCACAACCATCTGGATTTGGTATTTCAAGGAATGGGAGATTTTCTAAATCCATCCATTTACGTTTACCACCATCTGTCCAAAATATTTCTGTTGAACAGTTTGATACTTTATATACAGCTTGATGTATAGGTGCTTCAGTTGATAAGCCTATGCAAGGACTATTTATTTTAGTCGTATATGTGCAAGTGTCAGTGTTAACTACGCCTATTTCAGAATTAACATTATCTGTAAGCCAAAATACAATAAGATTTTTCTCAAGAATATTTAGTCTTCCTACTACTCTTAAATCGGGAAGTGTTACACACAGTAATGTACCTTGTTCATTCTGTAATGAATAAGAATTTCCATCAAAGTTTTCTATGCAGCCGTTTAACGCAAATGTGTATTGGCCCTCTTGCACTAAAGATGCAACAGAATTCATGTTTAAACCAGCTACTACTTGAGAAATTTTATCCATTAATTATTTTTATACAAATTCAAACCAAAATATATCCTTATAAATTTTTTTAATTTTAGCATACCTAGAGATTGATAAAGCATTAATTTTTAAATCTTTTGAACACTGTGAAATACTATCAAATGTTTTTAAAAAAGATTTATTTTTATCAAAAACATTAATTTTTATATAATTAGTTCTAATAAAAGGTTCAATTTTATCTTCTTTAAAATTTTTAAAAATAAATCCTCCTAAAGTATGGTTATTATGTTGTACTACTTCTTGTAAACCACGTAAACTTATTTTTAATTCTATACTAGCTTCAACTTTTGATTTAAATTCTTTTATAAAATTTCCGTCTAAATCATATTGATAAACTTTTAACACTCTATTAGCTGCCATTCTTTTTTGAGCTGCTTTATATTTGATACTATTTTTTAACGCTTTAGAAATATTATCTTTAGTTTCTTGAGAAACTATATATCCATTTTTTCTTTTTGTTTCTAAAGTTTTCTTTATAGTTTCTTTAGATTTTTTAGAATTTGGACAATCTGACATTTTAGAAATATTATATCCATTTTTATATGGTAAAAATTTATCTAAATAAAATTGTTCTAAACATTGTAAATATTCAGTTTTGTAAGAGGTTGTACAACTTGAATTAAAAAATACTTCTTCTATTACTTCAAATTTAAAATTTTCTTTTCCATATTTATTATAAGCTCGTTGCAACTTATTAGAATGATGTTTATTTCTACGTAAATGTAATAAATGATAGTAATGCCTTCTTTCTAAATCAACAGCACTCCCTATATATTCCTTATTATTAAGGCTATTAATTATTTTATAAATTCCAGATTTAATACTCATCTAATTTTATATTTATCAAACCTATGTTTTTCCGCTTTAATTTTTTCTATTTTTTTATGAACAGTAGATTTCTTACTTTCTATGTCGGCCATAATGAAAGCTTCATCTGCTACTTGTTTGTAGTATTGAGCTTTTTGTTGTATTTGATTATAGGTTTCATCCACCACTTGATTAGAGAGTTGTTCAAATACTTTTTGTTTAATAAAGGCTTCTATGTATTCCTGAATACGAAAATTATCAGGAATTAATTGATAGCCTGATTCATCTAATTCTGTAGAATAGTAAAGGAGATATACTGTACCTTCTGTAAAGTTTGTTACAAATTTATTCCCAATTATGTCAAAGGTATCTGTAGCTTGAGAAGAGAGATTATTACAATTAGAAGCACAAAGTTCTTTTGTATTTATATTTCCGGGCTTAAGAAGATATTGTTTTGTGTAATATGCAAATGCTTGATGAGTAGTTTTGTATACAGCCTTAATTACATCAGGAGTGGAGCAAGTTGCACAGGGGGTACAATAAGAAACATTACTATCCAATAGAGTAGAAGTTGATTGCATTGTCACTTCTTGATAGTCTGCTCCGGGAAGTTTATATGCATGTGTTTCATTTGTACAAAGCCAAGCTTCTCTTACAGAATGAAAGTTGTCAGGAAGTCTAGCTTGAAAGTCACATATTTCTAATATTAAAGGTTGTATTTGTAACATACCTTTACCAAGCTTTCTTAGACACTTTGAGACATAAATACTCCATATAGATGAATCAATTGCATTTGTATCTATATATGACTTTAGCTCTTCAGAAACAAGAGCTATAATAGGTTCTACAGAAGTGTAGGAATATTGGTAATATGGAGACATTAATAAGTTATTGTGGTATAATAAAAGACTTTGGGTTGATTATATCTTGTATTTCATTACTTTTTTCTTTCCATTCTTGTACAAATTTAAGTACGTCTGTAATTGGTAACGTTACTTCCCCTGATAAAAAATGTTCTATCATTTCTTTGTCTGATTTATAAGCGTATCTTAAATGTGAAAGTTTTTCTATTAAAAAATTTATAAACATATTATTTTGTGTTCAGATTAACCTGTCCCCCTATTTTAATTTTTAATTGATTTCCAATCCAAATATTTGGAACTATAATTTTGCTTAATGTAATGATTTATAAGACGAGAAGAAACTCTGGAAGGCTTAAAACTCCATATTTCTGATTGAAAGAATCTTTGTGTACCAAATATCCAATACCATCTAAATCCAAATCCTTCTGTATGATTATTCATATGAAATACTCTAAAACCTTTTTCTTTTGTTTTCTTCCAATCCACGTTCATATTAATATGAGAAACACCATCTACTACTTTAATCTTTGGTTGTTTAAATTTAGTAATGCAAAATACCCCTATACCATAGGGGAACTTAGCTTTTCTACCTGTTTCTAAACAATAATCTCTAAAGCCATAATTAAAAGAATATACAATATTACACCAATCAGTATATTTCAAATCTACTTCTGGATGTTTTTCTTTGAAGCGTTTAAATACTTCTCTGGATGCACTTCTATACTCATACTTCGTTCTCATGTATTTTCTTTGTTATCGCTAGATACATCCTCCTTAAGATTTTTAAATGTTTTCATTAGATGATCTATTACGATTTTGTTAATATCAAGGATGCGATTGGCAGGAAATTTAAAAGGTTTATCAAGAGGATTGGTACAAAGATCTTTTATATCTGGAGGTGTTAAGCATTTACAATCTTCTCCGGGAAATAATAAATCATTTGGAATATCCTCTGTAAAATATGCAAACATATTTAAAGATTCTGTATCTGGATTTGATACGTAAATCCTATTATTTTGAATCCAATAAAATACATCATTTGTTTTAAGCCCTAATTTAAGAAGATTTGCATATCTTGTAGGAGTTACTTCTTTAAACTTTTTAGAGCCATCCAGACCTGTTACAGATTGGATAGCGAGCCCCCATGTCCCTTCTCCTATTTGTGGAAATGTCTTTTTAGAAACCGCTACCATTTTATCTCCTGTGTATTCACAACACAAAGCTAGGGGTGTTTTCTCCATTTCAAGACACAGAATAGGGGTAAAAACATTAGGACTTTGCCACAACTTCCTTTTGTCCAAACTTTGTGTAACAATCAAATTGGCAGCATTTCTTAATAGTGAAGCAATCATTCTATCAGAAATGAGAGCATCACTGTTAAGCATCTTTAAGGAACCTCTTATATCAGAAATATGTTGTCTTAGTATCATTTAAAACCAAATTGGTATTTGTGTAACAGCTTCTTTATCTGCTGTATAAATTTCTAATAAAGCTCCTGATTTACTATCTCCAAAATTATGTTCAATCCAATTAGATCCAGAAGAAATAGATGGAACATTTACATAACGTCCTGATTTTCCCTGATTAAAATTATATTTATGTATATCAGCCTTTATTGTAGAGATGAATCTACCTTCTAAATTAAATTGTTTATAATATTCCATAAGCCATAAATCTGTTTTATAATCAAGATTTAAAGGCATTGGAGATTTCATATATTTTTCATCCTTCCCATGCACAAGTCCTATTACATGATTCCCAAATTCATATGCATCAATAAATTTTTCTTGTTGAGAGACTTTTACAAAAGGATATTTAACATCCAGCCAAAACTCTAAAGCTTTATTTGCAATATAAGAAAACCCTAATCCTGTATGATTAGAGTTTGAAAGAGAAATAAGATTGTATTTATTAGCAAGTCCTGATTCAAATATTTCTGTATAGAATAGTTTATTTGCTATAGTGTAAATATCAAATTGATCTTTGTTAGAAGCTGAATCTAAAGTGTGGTCATAACGTGTTGTTTTAGCATTATAACCATCCATTTCATCTCCAAGTCTTACCACATAAATTTCTTCAAAGAAAGTATCAAGATTTTTTACTTCCTCTGCAATTTGTAATAACCTAAGAGCATAAGTAGAGCCTGAATATTCTCTATTATAAAGAGAGTTTTCTAGTACAAGTCCTGCATGATCATCCCCTATATAAATAAATAAAGCTTTATTACTTTTAGTTTTTGTAAAATTTGGAGCAGAAACTGGAACATTATCTTTAAAAATTTCTTTTAATTTACTATCTAATTCTTCTGCTGTATAAAAATCTTTAACTCTACATTTAGTGTGAATTGAGTAAGTCCAAGTACCATCTCTTTGAGATTTAAGCCAAGAATGGTCTACAAATGTAGATATATTGTCAGCTCCTACTAACTCTTCAATCTCGTTGGGTTGTAAAGGTTTATTAGATTTTACTATAAATTCTTTATCTCCTGTATTGTGATCTGTTTTTTGTTCTGCAAGCCAAGGAAATATTTCCTCTATATTTCTAGGCTTTATTATAATTTCTGTTCTTAGTTCTAAGAGTAATTCTTTAACTTCTTGTTCTGTTATCCCTAATTTTACAGCATAGAAAGAAATTGACTTTTTCTGCTTTAATAATTCTTTTAATTTTTCTTTCATTAATTATAATTTGGTGCTATGACAAAAGTATGCAAATAAATTGAGATTATCAAATTTATTATTATGAATTGGAAAATAGGGTAATATTTTTGGTTAAGGAGTAGATACACTCCCGTTTATACCTACAAGAGTATTTCCTGTACGTTAATTACCAAATGAACCTAGAGATCCCAACACCTTATTGGAGGAAAGCAGAGCTTGTTAAACTTGTAGGTAATCGTTGTCACGGGATGGACAGAGCGATATTTTTACTGCTTCCTATACCTCATACACAATCTTGGTTATCCAATGTATGAGTTTCTCTAATCATAAGTTTTTATTGTGTGAGGCTAAAAACTGGATTGCTAATTATGTGTATTTTATAACGCAAAAAACCCCAGAAAGCTTTAATTCTTTGGGGAAGAGTTTGCTTCTGAGGTTTTTATTTGTTTCTACCGTATTTCAAAGGTAAGTTATATAATTAAAAACACCAAATTTATTTTTAGAACTCTTCCCCTGTATTGAAGTTTCTGAGTGCAATATAAAACATATATTTGACATTTCCAAATTATTTTAAAAATAGGATAATCTTTTTAGTTATACTCCACAAGTTCCTGCTTCTACGATTACAGATATTTCTTCAGAACTTAAATATGTATTTGTGGTAAAGTTATTTGCTGTTCCAACAGTTAAGTCAATACACTCGATTAAAACACTATCTACATAAAGTTTTGCTGTTCCTGTAGAAGCTCCTGTAGCCACTGTAAGTCTGATTATACCTGTGAATCCTGTGTGTACCCCTGTTACTACCCCTGATACGAGAGGGAATGAACCAGAAGAGAAAGCAAAGAATGGAACTGATGTACTCAAGTCTACATCATTTATTGTTATTCCAAATCCGGGGTTATTCTGGATATATACATTAGGGGTAGATATAGCATCTTCTGTAGTTACAGCATTAGATGTAAACTCTGAACAAGAAATACCATCTACAATAGCTCTTACATCAAAAGTGTAAGTGGTAGAAGGACTTGCAGATACTGTAACGGTTAAAGCTAAAGCATTGCTAATCCAAGATCCGCCATTAAGTCTATATTGGTATTCTGTAGCTCCTGTAACGGCACTCCATGTTTCTACAAAAGAAGAGGAAGTTATAGCACTGGAAGTTAATGTAACAGGCGCATAACATCCTGTAGCACAAGCCCCATCATTTACTATTGTAGCATTAGGGGCATATACAGTGTTTAATTTAGCGCATATTTCTGTAACTCCTGAAATAGATATGCTAACAATAGATCCACTACAATCTGTGTAGCTTAGAGAAGAAGTTCCTGCTGGGGTTACTATATAAGTTGTACATGGAACAGCAGTAGAACAACCTGATAACAAAGAACAGATAGCATCTGGATCTATTGAAAGAACTAAATCCACTTTCTTTGTAAGACTGTTATATGTAGGGGTTATAGTGATTCCACTAACAGAACTACCATTTAATTTATTAATTAAGAAATTAGGAGATACATCGCTTACATCTGCCTTCACTTTATAATCAGATATGAGAGTTATTTTTCCAGCAGTGGTAGCATCATCAATAGTGATACCTGTTCCAAGTAATTTATCTTTTAATGTTCCCGGACTTGAATCAGCTCCATTAGAAGCTACGAATCTATCTGCGCTTGTTGTGGGTGTTACTGTTACCCCTAAACAAGGATTGCTTACATCTGTAGGCACTACACTAAACCCTGATCCAAATGTAACAGTTTTAGGAAGCATGTAATTAACTTTTGTTATTACATTCTGAAAGGCTGCTTCTAAAGTATTTGGAGTAGGGACTCCAACACATCCCCATGTCACTCCTGTTTTATCCCATGTAGGTAGAGTACATAATTTAGTGCGTATTTTAATTATAGTGGATTCTGTAGAATCTGTAGTGGTAAGGGTTCCACCCAAACATGTCCCTACATTATTAAATGTTGGAAGAACAACCCCACCAGACCCAATCAGTCCTTGTAAAGTACAAATTTGAGCAATTAATTCTTCAAATCCAGTTTTTACAGTGGTAGGGGCAGTTGTTACAGTAAAGCAAGAAGCAAAGTCTACATCAGAAATATTTAAAGCATCATCTATTTGTGTAAATTTTGTACAATATTTTGTGTATACTGTTGATAAAGTATCTGTATTTACTATTCCTGCTGATGCACAAGTGATTGCAGGGAGTTCAATATCATCAAATCTCTCATCCACTACTACTTGATAGTCAGGAAATGTACTTTGTATAAATTCATCTAAATTTTCTCTTGTTTCACAAGCATAGCCTGTTATAGCTTCAACAAATAGAGCCTCTGTATTTAAGTCATTCCCTGCCCATGCAGGAAGACAATTTTTTTGATAGGTACTATAATCCCCACTTGCTGAACATATTTGTTCATCAATTTTAGTGAAGGCGGTTTCAAGATCGTCATTGGTTAATATACCAGAACAAACTAAGTTTGGGCCTGTGTAACAAACATTTTTAGCAGGGTAGCATTGTACATCCCCACAAGAATTACATTCAGGGTTTAAAAAACTCTGTACATCAAAAACTAAAGGAGAAGTATTACCACAAGAAGAACAAGGCATATTTTTAATTTAAATTATTTTATTTGATTTTTGCAGATTATCTAACCACCATAGAGGCTGAAAATTGGTATAATGATTAAGTTTTATAATATCTTCTTCAGTCTTAGCCTCACTTATTGGTATTATGTGGTCTAAGTGATAACCAAATTGATTAAAGTCTTTTAAAGAAATATTTTCAGGGCATTTTTTTAAAATATAATCTTTAAAAAACTCAAACGTGCAACCTAAAATATCTTCTGTTTTTGATAATTTTTTAAATTTTTTTGTACCTCTTCTAAAAGAATCAGATATTGATGATCTAATTTTTATTTTAAGGTTATATACAGGATCTACTTCTTTTCTTATTTTAGATAATTCTGCACATCTTTTTAAATATTTTTCTTTATTTTTTAATCTATATTTTTTATTAGATTCTCTAATTTTTTCTTTATTTTTTAAACGCCATTTTTTATTAGCTTCAGCTACTTTTTCTTTATTATTAATTTTCCAATTTGTCCAATTTTCACTATTGTTTTCATAATTTTTCTTATAAGATAATTTATATTTTTCAGGATTTTTTTCTCTCCAAATTTTAGCCTCTTCTCTATGTTTTTCTTTTTGTTCTTCTGTTTTATATCTCATGGTATATAAACTATATATAATACAGCAATTGTTGGATGTAAGTTATTGTGAGATAATGATCCTCCAGCAGAATTTATAGTTATGTTAGTTTGAGCTAATTCCATATTAGCATCAAATATCCCAGTTCTATCTGGATTACTTTCCACTATATAAGCTCCAGAAGCAATATCTAAAAGCCTATCTCCTTTTGTTGAGAATGTATGTTTATGTCCGGGATCATTTACAGTGTGAGAATGTGATGGAATTTGAGAACTATTTAAAATCTCACTGGAAGTTCCATACTTATTTCCCACATTATAATTATAGGAAGCATTACCAGAAACACTAGGATCAACTGTGCTATCCAATGTAGCTCCGGGAACATTCTGTATAGCTCCAATAGGACTTCTTCCTCTCCAATCCTGTGTTCCATTAAGTCCATTCATTAAATACACCTTATCAAAATTAGCAGAAACTAGTCCTTTTCCAGTGTTATCAAAATTTGCTATAGAGCCTATATAAGGAACAGGCGCATATGGAACCATCTTATTATAGAATTGTGTATTAACTACAGTAGAATCTTCTATACAAGCTGTAACAAGAGAGCATAAGTCCTCTATTTTAACATAGGTATCTTCTAACGTATCTATTTTAGTGGAATCTAAACAGGACTTTGTTATAAGAGCTTGAATAATTTTATCCCTTGTACTAACATCTCCTGTTAAACATCCTGTATTAAAAGAGAATGAAGAAGGAGTGACACTATTTATTTTAGTATCAAGTTTACAAAAGCCATCAAATACCACTTCAGCAAATTGCTGTAAAGTAAAAGGTTGAGAAGGTTTTCCTACTAATAAGGTGGTAATAAATGCACAAGCAGTAGTGAGTGTATTATATTTTATTACAGAAGTATCTGCGCTTTCTTGAAGTTTAGCTAGTATAATAGCCTCTACTTCATATAAATACATATCTTCACAAATACCCAATTCTTCTATATTAGGCCCTGTGTAACGAACACATTTATCAGACACTAAATCATCACATTGAGGACAATTACTACAATTCATTTATTTACAAGTTGTACAAAGTGAACAATCTTCATCCTTAAAAGCAATTTCATTAATCCTTGCTATTAAAGAAGAAGTTTTTATCCTAGCATATGTAGGAGAATATATTTTTTTGGAAAGAATACGTTTATAACGAAATAGATTTTTCAATCTTTCTTCATCAAATATTCCTCCCAGATTATAAATAAGCATAGAATGTTTCTTGTGCATCATAAAAATAATAGTACATTCTATTTTTTGAAGAAGTGTTTTTAAATCTTCACAATTATCACATTTAACAAGGAGTGTATGCATTATCTACATTTAGAACAAAGGCCATTAATCAATTTACATGCTGGAGTTTTAGTTCCACAATTTTTACAAGCTGTAGCAACGCAATTATAGATTCTTTTTATGATTTGCATGATTTGTTATTTATAAATTTATTTAGCATTTCTGATGCTTTCCCGTAATATGTGTGAAATCTTTTATGCATACATTTATTTCCAGCAGCTATAGCTCCTTGAATATAATCTTCTATGATGGATAAATAGGCTTTATCGGAAGCTTTTACTTTTTCATCGCATTCTGTAATGTCTAAACTCATGAAAGCTTCATCAAATTTCTCTTGAAGTCTATCCACTCTAACAAAATTCCTTTCTATAAAATATGTTGTGGCAGGATATAATGTATATTTAAATTTCCATATTCCATCAGGAAGATCAACTTCATCACACCATTCACAAGCAATTCCTAAATTTGTAGACTTATATAGTTGTAAAGAAGAAGGAGTGAACTCTAATGTAACAGAATTAAACCCCGGAACAGTTATTTCTAAGGAAGGATTAACTTTATTAAAATTAACAGGATAGACAGAAGTATCCATAATTGCCAAGCTTTTTAAGCTATGAGTATCGAGTACTACTAAGTCTAATTTTAAATCCATTATAAATTTCTATTTAATTTAACTTCTCTTATTGTCTTACCTAGTATAAACATTTCTTTATGAGAAAAATTATCCATTCGAGCTACATTACATTCCTTACAGCATGGTACAACATTTTCTTTAGTATGTCCTAAAGAATTATTAATTCTATCAAATCCAGTCGATGGAAATCCGCAATAAGTACAAGGAGTGTTTAAAATATTTAAAATATCTTCAGATTTTAAATCTGTTATTCTATTATGTATTTTGTCGTGATTTTCATAAGCTTTAAGAATAGAAATAGATTTTCCTTTATTTGTTCTAGCATATTTTTTATTAGCTAGTTTTTTACTATTTTTTTGTTCTTCAGTAAAGACTCTTTCTTTCCAAATTCTTTTATCTATACGTTTTTTATCACATTCTTTACATCTATACATTAAACCTAATGGTCTATTTTTATCTTTATAAAAATTATCCTCATTAGCTTCTTTACCTATTTTACAAGTTACACAAATTCTGATCATATATTAACATAAGTAGTATTAGGGATAAAATCTTTATTTTGATATTTTTTGTATAAAGATTTCCAATTCACATCAAAGTTTTTTTCAAAATGTGGTTTGTCAGAAATTTGTTTAAAATCACCTCCCCAAGTATATCCAGCCTCTTTAAATATTTTTACAATTTTTTGATATTGTGGGCCAAATATCCAAGATCTTTTTTCTTCATACTTATAAGATCCATCAGCTTGCTTTATTAACCAACAAAGATCAATGGCTAATCCGTAGTTATGGTAGGAGCTACCCCCTTTGGCTTTAGTTACAATTGATCCGGGCTTAGTACGACCTTGAGCATAAAGAGCATCTTGCTCCTCTATAGTTCTAAGTCCTTGTACAACTCTTATTTTATAATCAGGATCAATAATGGATTCTGCCCTTTCTAATAAAGTAGTGACTTCTTGCCTAAGTTTAGGGTGAAGTTGACTTATTTTATTTAATGTAATTTGTTCTAGTGCCATAAAATAAAAAACCCAAAGGATAAGGAAATGTTATCCTGTCCTTTGGGTGTAAGTTTTAAGGGAATTAATTAAGGTAGTAAAGGAGAAGTTACGATAGTTCCAGCAGTTTTAACTTCAGGAGCACCAAGATAAGTAGTTAACATAGTTTCTACAGTTGCACCAGCAGTAGTAGGGAAAAATAAAATTACTTTTTCATCCTGTTCCTGATTAGCAGTCCACGCATTATCTTGATTCAATTCTCCGTATTCAATTGTATATTGATCATATACAGTGCCATCAGTTACGAAGCTTTCAAAATATTGATTATATCCGGGATTGGTAAATAAATGCTTGAATGAACTCTGATAAGAATAATAGTCAAACTCCATTTGCTTAACTTCACGAGAAGTAAGAACAGGATAAGAACTACGTTGAGTGATAGTAACAGTAGCAGCACTTTCGCAGCTATCAGCAACATCAAAGTCAACTGAAGTAGCAGGGCCTTTACTAACAAATACTCTAAACCACATCCTATCAAACTCGTAAGGGTTTGCAGAAATATCAGCAGGTTGAGAATAAACAGTAAGAGGTTTACCAGTGATGGTAACTACAGCAGTATCCCCAGTTCCAGTTTTAGCAAATGTGAAGAATGTATTAATATTTAACACTTCAGTACCTACCTGAACGTTCTGTTCAGCCAGTTTAGCTATAATCAAATCAACCAAAGCCTCATTATCTACAACTGTACAAGGATCTTCACCACAAGCACAACATGGAGTTTTCACTGTAATTGAACGTGTCAAACCGTTGAAGGAGAGCATATCCAAATAACTTGAATGAGCTCTAATTGTCAGGCTAAGATCTTCACCACAACCAGCAGTAAAATCTCCTACAGTAGTGATTTGAACGGCAGCAGTACCACTTCCTACAATTTTATACCACTTTTTAAGTTTAGTAGATTTAATTTTATCAGAAGGTTTGCTTCCTAATACAGCACCAATTGATGCTTCTCTACCTTGAAAAAATTGTATAAAAGCAGCAGTGGCAATATTACCGTTGGTGGCAATAGTACGTGCTTCATCTTTAAAAACCCCAAACTGTCCAGCAGTAAGATTTTGTGTACCACCAGTAGTAGGTAAAGTATTACCCACTGGAACTACGAACACACTAGTAAGAGAATATTCACTCATTTTTATTATTTTTATTCGTTTGTTTGTTTTCTAAGCTCCGTAGCCTGAATAGCTGGAGTGTTTTCTGTATACATTGCTAGTTTTTCAACTATAATATCTAATAATTCGTTTTTCAAGTAAGCCTCTAATTCACAATCCTGATTCTCAGTAGGTACTCCATCAAAATCTTCTACATCTTTATATCTAATCTTTTGTGGGTATCTAAGGTAGGAGACATATAATTCTTTTGGCGCAAATGTTCCGTCACTATATATATGAATCTCATTCTCTGATATATCCACTATCGTTTCCTGATACTCAAAAGATGGTTTGAAATTAGAATCTTTTAAGAGAAGTGTTATATCTGCATGTTTTACAAGGTCAGCATTTGAATAAAGTACTCTGTTTTTACAACTGTCTTTATCAGCAATAGCATAGCTATCAATATAAAACATGTAATCAGAAAGATCCTTCGTATAAGATATATACTTATTTAAATGTTTGTCTTTAAGAACAGGGATTGTTTTATGATCCTCTGGATTTTCTATAAGACTTTGTAAATCCTGATACCTTTTCTTAAACCCATCCAACCCTATTTTATAAATATTGTTAGGGCTGATTTTATTTAGAATTAATTGAATTTGAGCATTATTTGCTGCAATCAATTTATTTTCTATTGGAATTTGTTGATGTTCATTAGTAGCCAGCTTATTCAATCTAAAATCAATCTCATACAGAATGGTATCTACACTGATCATGATTTTTCTATTTTCTTAGCCTTTAATTTATTCTCTAAAGTAATTAAATCAATTTGATTTTTATCATCCAACAAATATTCTACAAGGTCAGAAGTGGTAGATGCAATTGTAAGCGTACCTTCAACTATCTTGCCTCCTTGTACTTCTCTGTAAATGTTATGCATTAGAGCTTGTTCAATTAAATCCTTAACTCTAAGCCTATCATCAGTCATTACTAACAATTCATTGAACAAACGTATTGGAGAATTTCCTTTATTTTTTCCTGATTTAAACTCTGTATTTTTAAGTTCAGTGTCAATCAAGTTATAAACTGTTTCTTCAGTAGTTTCTTCTGTAACAGGAAGTCCCATAAGACGACCTATTTGTTTCTTTTTAGTAGGGGTGAGCTCTTCAAAAGCTACAATGGCTTTATTGATTTCTCTTTTCTTACTATAAGTATTTCTAGTTTCCGCTTCATCATCTACAATATGATATTTTACATCTCTTGAGACAGTCCCATTATTATAGGCTTCTAAAGAGGGGGCAACTCTAGGATGTACTTTCAACCAATTCCATGCAATTTCAGCCATGACATTATCAAAATGGAATATCTCATCAGAGTCTCCTAGTTTAACAGGAGTGATTTGAAGTTCAGCCCCAAACTTAGCAATTAAAGCAGATTTATTTGCACCAAAGTTATAAAAGAGAGAGTTACTATCTAATATACCCGGAACACCTAATACCTTTTCAAGACGCTCTTTATCTGCTGTAATTCTTTTAATTTCAGCTTCTCTATCTTCTTTAGACATTTTCTCTGAAAATAAATAAGGAGCATCAACATCTAGCCCTGTTCTGTAACGTCCAGATCGTTCCTTGTAAGGAAGCAATGTTTCTGTTGTGCCGGGGAATCTATTGAATCCATTTTTAGCAAGCTGTTGGTCTATAGTGCTTATATCATCTCCATAAGTTTTCTTAATTGGAGCTACTTTTCCTATCTTTCCCATGTAAAATATGTAGTTGTGTTTAGTGAATAGTGAGAATCGAATCTCCACATCCTAGATGCTATTCTAATTTTAGCAAACAACAGTCCGATTCCGTTGAGGTTGCTTAAAAAAATTTGGGAGTGAGAAAACAAAGGAAGGATATTGGAATCCTCACTCCCGGTAGGTTTTAGTAAAAAGGAATTTCTTCTATTAAGAAAGTACGAGACATATCTTCGATGAAAACATCACTCCTATCTTCCATAAAGATTTCATATCCGGGAAACTTAGAAGAAGCTGAGTGGCCCTGAGAAGCCATAGCACCTAAGTGAGATCTACGACCATCAATATAACCCCATTGCATATTTGGTGTACCAGCTCTACGAACTTCACGAATGTTGTTCTGCAAGCTACCATCTCCTGATGGAGAAATATCAAACACCATAAATACAGGTGTAGATTTCTTATTCTGACCAAACTCTAAGTTAGTTTGTGGTAAATCCAATTCTTTCAGATGAATTACTTCCATCTTACCAGTTTCCCTAGTAACCATTGCAGAGAATGCAAAGTTATAAACAAGATTCTGACCAGATCCCTGAACAAACTTATCGTTGTCACCAACATTAAATGTAAGTCCAGATTCAAAAGCATCTTCTTTAATCATCTGCTGCCATGCATCCATACCAGCTTCATTGGTGTACATTTTCACATGACGTTGAGAAACATCCACACGCCTGTAGAACAAATCACCAAATGCTGTACGGAATAAGTTACCAGACAACTCACCACGATTATATCCTAAGTAATTACCAGAATTACGCATCCTGTAATAAATACCAGCAGAAGTTTTACGAAGTTCTTGTTTAGCACCATTGCTACGAGAGACACCCGGTTTGTTCCAGATCATACGATCTACCTTCATCTCCATCATAGATTTACGCATCCAAAACTCTACAAATGGTTCCCATTTAACACTTTGTTTAGTGACTGCCTGACCATTACGTCTTGCATCCATATAAACCATAATATCTAATGGTTGACCCTTAGAATCTTTCAGCATCTTATCATCAGCCCAAGTAGTGATTTTGTGTTCAAAACCATAACCGGAACCTAAACTTTCAAACATGGTGATTTTATCAGCCATTTTAGGAAGACCCTGTAAATCCTGATCAAACTCACCCAATACATGATCAATTAATTTTACATCCATACCTTCTTGAAGGAATTGTGGATCAACAAAATCAGTAAGTGGATTAGCTGTACGTAACTGACATATATGTAACCAACCTCTACCATACTGAGTAGGGTCAGAAACAATAATAAACTGAGGACCATACATACGATGTCCTACAGAAATTACACCATTTTTAGAAACAATAGTATCTAAAACAACTTCAAACACTTTACCATCAATACCAATATTGGATTGAGAAGTAGTAGTGGCTGGAATGTGTATAATCTTAGGAAACTGGTAAGGTTTTTCAATCTGCCATTTCCATGTATCAGAAACACCATCCAACAGATATGGAGTAGATTTATTAATCATAGCCAAGAAATCATTAGCAACTAATGAAGTCTGAGTATAGATAGAAATAATCTTTTTATCATAATCCTGTGGGGCATCATTATGGAAACTTTCCAAGTGATTACTATCAGTTAATTTACCAACAGCACGAGCGTCCATAGATGAAACCCTTGCATATTGAAGACCAGTTAGACCCGGTATTGTTTGTAAAGCCATTTTAAGATGTTTTTATTTTATAGGTTTTGCCAGCTACTTTTTACTGCTGACTGTATATTGGATTTTTTAGCACTTTTTTGAGCTAGTCCAGAAAATAATTGATTACTTTCTTTTGACACGGCTTTCTTTTCTATTTTTGACAAATCAAAATTATCTTGAGCTAACAGCATCATTTTAATTCTTTGTCCTATATTTTCAGGCTTTTTACTTTCCAGAATCATTACATCAAAATCTGTAAGTAATTCCCCTGATTGTGTTTTCCATTTCTTTTCATAAAGAGCATTGAAGGCTTTTCTAGCTTTTTCCTCTGTTAAGGGAATACCATCAAAGTTTTTTTCTTTTGCTTTTTCCTGAAGGATCTTTGAAATTGAATTTTTATATTCTACATCCTGAGCTTCTTTTCTAGCATTTTCAGCTTCTTTTTGAGATCTCATAGTGGCAAGAGTTTCTTTTTTCTTTTCCACTAATAAAGGATGAATACTTTTAGCTTCATCTTCTAAGTCTGCATAAGACTTAAGTTTTTCAATTGTCCTATTAATTTTATCTTCAGGCCAATTTAAATCTTTATAATATTGTCTAAGAAGTAATTCCTGATTAGATTCGGATTCTAGATCCAATGTATCTAAATTTTCAATATCGTTATATATTGGAATATATTCTTTTGGATCTACTCCATTAACAAATATGGCATCAAACAACTCTTTTCTATCATCTCCAAATCTACCTAAATAATTTTCTAACCAAAGAGAAGCACCTTTCTGCTTTTCATGATTAAATAGAGCAAGAAAATCTTCAGCAGTTTCTGCTTCAGTAGGTTCTTCCCCTTCTTCAGTAGTAAATACGCCTGCTTTATAAAGTTCTTTAGAGAGAACAGAAAATTGATTTCCGTCTTCCTTTTCCTCTTTTTCTTTAGAAGGCGCATCTTCTTCGTTCTCCTCTTCCTCTTCTTCATCACCTAATAAATCTTTTAAGGGATCAGGAGCTGGTTCAAGGGGAGTTTCTTCTTTTACAGGAACAGTTTTAGTTTCCTTTTTAACAGGTTCTAATTTTGTAGTATCTGTATCGACAGATGCCCCTGATAAAAAATCCTCTGCATCTTGGATATTACCATAATCAGCACTTCCTGAAATACCTAGGTTAAAAGAAGGTACTTCTATTGTTGTTTCAGCCATGTAGTTAAATTATTAGTATAAAATTATGTTGTTAATTTGGAATTACCAACACTATTTCGTATATATAGACAAGTTGTTGGCCTATATAGCATTAATTAAATCTTTCATTCTAGAATAAGAAAAATAGACATCTTTTCCGTTACTTATATCTCTCATTTCCTTTTTAGTTAAAGAAAGAGTCTTTAAATAATTAATAGTGATGGTTTTAGCATTTTTCATTTCCTGAATAGAAAATTTACCATGAGCAGAAGAGGGATGGCCTCCTTCTGATATATCTAATTGTTGATAACAAAAATGATACATACCTCTCGTATCAGGGAGAATATACTTTACACATTGAGTTTTAAGAAATATTACCATCCCGGAAGAATAGTTTGCTCCATAGAAAGTAATTTCTATTCTATCTTTATTTTTATTAATAAAGTTTATTATAGCTTCAGCTACATCTGTATCTCCTCCATCAGGAGAACAGAAATAGATATGTAAAGTTTCTTCCTTGGGAGTGGAGTTAAATGCTTTTAATAAATCACTTAGCATTTCAAACTCCACTTTCCCTGATATATTTACTGTCATTTTGTAGCTTTTTTACGTCCAGCTATTTCAGCCTTCTTTTTATCTATTTTCAGTTTTTCTCTTGCGATCTTTTGATCTTCAACTCTAGCTTTCTCATCTGACATATGTTTAGAGATTTGAAAACTCAGCTTTGCCTTTTCGGTGTTAGCCTTATCTAAACTTTGTTGAATCTTTAAAGAATGATTGGCTATATCCATTATATCAGGAGTACCATTACCATCTGCATCAGTGGAAGGAGCTTGAAAATATGTGGATATTTCTGCTTTGGCTATATCAGTGGTGGCTTTTGTATCAATTTCATATTTCTTAATCTGCATTTCATCTTGATGATGCCTTTCTATTTGTTCATTTTCTGCCTCTGCAATAGCTTGCTCCTGTTGAAGTTTAGATTGTTCCAATTGCATATTCTGTTGAGCCATCTCTTCCTGCTTTTCTTTCAGATCTTTAAATATCTTCTGCATTTGACGAAGAGAATTAGTAGTGTACAGTACAGATACATCATAAACAGATGCTCCATTTTGCAACATGCTTTGAGAAAGTTGTC